GAAAACCTCTTTCAAGTTCGTCAAATAGTCTATCAAAGCCAATTGTGGCTCTATGGAAGTTAGGTAGGTCTAGGGTTGTTAGTCTTGTCATATGTTTTCTCCTTTAATAAGCAAGATTTTAATTTTAGCACCCTTTCGGCGTGCCACTGTATGTAAAAAAGAATCAGTCTTTTCTACACATTTATTTATCACTTTAAAGTGACAAATTTCATAAATTGGGCGTAAAAAATTATCCAAATGCATTAAACACTTGATTAACTTGCTGTGTACAACGTACAAATGTAGTACATTTAGGCATATCTTTAATGCGTTTTGCACCAATATATGTGCAAGTGGATCTTAGTCCACCTAGTATTTCTGTTAGTGTGTCTTGTACTTCACCTTTGTAAGGAATAGACACAAGTTTGCCTTCAGCACCTCTGTATCCATCTTTACGTGTACCATGTGTTGCCATTGCCGCATCTGAACTCATACCGTAAAACTCAACAAAGTTTTGTTCTTCAAATCGTGGAACATAAGTTCCGTTGTCTAACTTGTAAGCACCACCATTTGCAGTATGTTTTGTAATAACTTTTCCGCCACCTTCTTTGTGTCCTGCTAACATTCCGCCTAGCATTGTAAAGTGAGCTCCTGCTCCAAAGGCTTTACTTACATCTCCTGGATACACACAGCCGCCATCAGCAATAATGTGTCCACCAATACCGTTGGCCGCATCAGCACATTCGATAATGCCTGATAGTTGCGGAACACCAACACCAGTCATCAGTCTTGTAGTACATACTGATCCTGGACCAATGCCACACTTAACAATGTCAGCACCTTTGATAATAAGTTCTTCTGTCATCTCTGCTGATATAACATTACCAGCTATAATAGTTTTGTTAGGATATTCATCTCTAACCTTTGATATAAAGTCTGCATAGTTTTCATGATATGCATTTGCAACATCAATAGTAATAAACTTAATGTCTGGATACATTGCCAAGACCGCTTTCATAGTAGCATAGTCTTGAGCATCTTTATCCCAAATAACTCCTGTACCTGTGCAAACACTTAGGTACTTCATCTTAACACCTTGACTTTGTTCTTTCCAGTCATCTACTGAATAGTGCTTTCGCATAACAGTAATCATTTTGTGTTCTTGTAATACTTTAGCCATTTCAAATGTACCAACGCCGTCCATGTTACTTGACATGATAGGTACACCAGTCCATTCGTTTCCGCTATTATGAAACTTGAACGTACGAGTCAAGTCTACATCACGTCTACTTTCTAACTTGGACCTTTTAGGTTTGAATAGTACGTCTTTATAATCTAACTTAACATCTTGTTCGATTCTCATTGTTTAATTGCTCCGTAGTTAAATGATAGACTCACTCTATCGTTAGATGATTTATTAGTCTTGACTGCGTGAGGTTGCCAGCCGGGGAATACAAGAATATCTCTTTCTTGCGGTTGCATAGTAAGTCTTGTTCCTACTATGGGATTGTATTCTGCATCAGTAGGAACATAGTAGTCAGCGTCATCATCACGTACAAACTCAATGCCTCCACTGGTAGCATCAGGTACCTTAAGATATAAATTACCTACAAGCAAAGCATTTCTATGCTTATGCAAATTGTTATATGCACCTGTTGGATTAATGTTTAACCAGTAGTTCAACAAACTACACATTGGTAGTCCCATTTCTTTAGCAACGTTGTTTACCATAGTATCAAGATACTCTTGTAATTGTATACCTTTAGGAACGGGAAAAGCGAAACTCATTTCTTCTTCAGTGTCAAATGTTTGAAATCCATTACAGTCATTAAGTTTACCCATTGCATATTTTTCATACGCCATGTCTATAAGCCAAGACGTGTCTATGCTATCGGGCAACTTACTTTGCCATAATGGTGTTTCAAATAAATTACTTTTCTTCATCGCTAACTGGTTTTTGTCTTTCTGGTTGCCACATGTGTTGTGGTGATCCAACGCCATAGTTGAAACTTATACTATAACGTTCACTCTTACTCATATTACTGTTTACACTATGCTTTAGCCAACTTGGAAATAACAATAGCAATCCGTCTCTGGGTGCATAGGAACCCTTTGTACTTGTAAAGTGATTGTATCTATCCAGTGGTGGAATAAAATGTATTGCACTATCTTCTCTATGGAATTCAATGTTACCCATCTTGTCTGGGTCAATTACATTTGTGTAAAGTACGCCACTGATCAAACTTCCTTGATGGTCATGTAGTAAGTTATGATCCTTATGTCCGTTGATGTTGAACCACATATTGTTCATGTGCAATGGCGGAAAGCCTGCTTGTGTAGTTGCAATGCCAACTGCTTCATCAAGTTGTTTTTGAAACTTCATCATTTCAGGTGGGCATGTTTTATCATTAAAGAAAGGCCATTCAATGCTATTGCTTTGCCAACCTCCGGAGTTACTAATCCTTACACCTTCTGGGTTTGCATTACGCATTTGATCTGCATACTGTTTAAGCCAGGCAATGTCTGCACCTAAGTCTAATGTTGCCCAAACGATACTTGGGAACCATAAGTCTGCTTTTAATTCAATAGCCATATTCCTCTTTCCTTTTTGCGATCTTCTTAAGATGTCTTGCTCGACCTGCGGCCTTTGCCATCTTACGTTTCTCGCTTGGCTTTGTATAAGCCTGTTTATCCTTTAGTGTGAGTAGCACACCGTCCTCATTGACCTTACGTTTGAATCTGCGTAGGGCACCATTAATGTCCCCATTTCTAACTTCAACGTGTAATCCTTTATATTTCTTCTCGCCTTTATCATACCTCAAAGTACTTTACTCCTTCTGCTACTTGGGTCATATCATACACCTTGTTAACATTAATAATATTATACGGTATATGGTCGGTGTTTGTCAAGTAAAAAGTTTTGTTAAACTTCAACAACCACCCTTTTAGCCACTCAATTTTTTTTGAGTTGTCTAAGTTCACGTAAATGTGATCTACTATATTAGCGGCATTAATTAGCCACTGGTCGGTATCCTCTGGTACGTCTTCTTGATAAAGATATAAATTGATATCACTCTTAAAGTCTTTTGCAATATCATTAAATTGGTTTTTATCTACGTCACTTGGGTTAACAAGAAGTATGCTTGGATTATCATTTTGCAATGTATCCGGAGCAGTGATCAGATTCATTTTTAATTCTTTTCCCATGCAAGTACTTATTAGCGTCTTTTAAGGATGTCTTTGAAAAGTGATTTATCGCCTTGTTCTGCGTTTTGAGTGTAAGGCTCTATGACTTCGGTGTACTGGTCTTTCGGACCTGCTTGTTGCCTTCCTTTTTCATGTAATTGATTCCTTCCGGAGTTTTTTTTTGATCCTCTACTTCTGCACTGTAAAAGATTCTGTTCTTGGTGTCTGGAAGTTCTTTCTTTGGCTCTTCTGGATTCTTTTCTGCTTCTTCATTTGCTTTCTCTACCCACTCGTTCCATTTGTCTAAGTTAGAAAGTTCTTTAAGTGTTTCATCTTCAATTTGCTCTGCAACACTATCTTTAGGTAGAGTATTGTCTGCCTGTGCATACATATCGGCCCATTCTTCATTCTGTTCTTCGATAGCACGTTGTTCTTGTTCTTCTTTGAAGCCTTCCATTAAGAGTTCAGAAGTAGTCTTTTCTTTCTCTTTAGGTTCTTCAGGTTCAACAATTTCAGGTGGTTCGTTAGCATCGATTACTTTTGCTCTATCAAACTCGTAATTTTCTCTATGTGCTTGGTCCCATTCTTCATCTGTGTAACCAGGAGTGGGACTGGTTGGTGAATTATCTGGATCGGACTTTGGGGGCAAACTACCTCCGCCCTTTTGTTCTCTTGCCCAGTTAAATGTGTATTGTGATGCAATTAGTAGTAATACTGCAAGTGGGTCAAATACAAATATAATAACAATAATTACCCAACGTACTGCTTCTTCAAGTAAGTTGTTGTCTGCATTTTCGCCGTATATAAATTCTGCAATGTATTTGATTGGACCTACTTCTGCTTCTAATTTACGATACTCTTTCTCGTAAACAAATTTTTCTTCACGTACTTCATCAATCTTAACTTGCTCTAATTCAATAAACTTTTCAAGTTCTTCTACACGACTGTCAATGTCTACTGTCTTAGTATTTGCTTGATTACGTAACGTTTGTATTCTATCGTTAATTGCTTTAATGCTGTCTACATACTTGGCATCAATATCTGCAAGTACAGTTGTTAGATTCTCGTTGATCTTTCTAATTTCTCTTTGTGCTGAACTGGCAACACTTAATTCGTTTGCTTTTGCTTTTTCAACTGCTTCATCGTATTTTGTACCACCACCTAAACTGCCTTCGAATCTATCCTTGGCCGCTTTAATGTCTGCTTCTTTACGTATTTTGGCTTGTTCTAATCTATCGTTTTGTAGTTGTATTTGTTTGTCTGCATCTTCTCTGGCTGTATCTTTTTCGTCTTTGATCTGTGCATACAGTTCTTTGAGTGCAACTTGTTCTTTTTCAATTAGGCTGTCTACTCTAACATCTTCGCCCTTCATTAAGCGATCAAGTTCTGACTGCCATCTTGTAATTTTTGCTGATGCTCTGTTCTGTTTGTCGTCAAGTGTTTCTATAAGAGCAACTTGTTCTTGCGACATACTTGTTTGTTCAATATGTGCTTTAGATAAGAAACCAAAGATACCCATGCTTGTAATAAACATAAGAATGAATACTGCAATGGAGAGATAAGTCTTAAGCCACCAGGTAGCCTTGCTCCAATACCTGTGCAACCATACTGCCGTTACAAGTTTACCAACTTCAAGTGATACACCCATAACAATAATAGGGATAACGGCCGCGGCAAATATAGCCGCCAGTCCTGCTACGGAATAGTATATTGCTACTGCACTAATTGTTAATGCAGTTAAAAAGGTAATGAGTCCGAATATCATAGTTATCTCCTTAACGTAATATTTATCGTAGTTATAACCACAACATTTATGCTACTTTATCTAACAAAGCGCCATTTCGAACTTCCGTTCTTACATGCGGTTTCCTTAAAACTACGAACCTTTTGTTTGTAGTTTATTTGTGAAAGTAAAACTCTACAAAACCCTCCACCCATCGGATAAGTCATAACTACACTGACCTTACCATGTGTTGAATTGCTTTCTCCAATCCACTCGGTGACATCACCTTCTTGTAAATTGTCTAATGCAAAGAATACTGCTTGTTCTTGTAGCATCTGATCGCCTTCAGGAAGTTTGTATGCCTTCCATTTGGCAAAGTTTGCTACCATGTTTATGTATGAAGTGTTAGGTGAGTAACTTGTGTTAGCACTACTGCCTACAGAGTCGCTTACGTAGGTACGTTTAGTTGTGCCACAGGCCGCTAAACTAATACATAAACTTAGGATTAATAATCTCCCAACCACCATGTTCTCCATTCTCATCAAGTTTACGACATACAAAGCCACGTCTTTGTTCTTGCTTACCTGCAATAGTAACATAGTAATAGTGTGGCCTGCAACTGTCTGCAATGCCTGTTTTCACAATCATGTTGTTCTTTAGATTGGGTCTATCAGTACATTCGACTTTGGTTGAACTGCTTGTTTCACCGTTTGTGGTCTCAATAGTTTCGTCAGTATAACAATACTGAGGAGCCTTGGCCAAGTTCTTGGGTGCCGAACTACAGGCCCCAAGCATGATGAAAAAACAGATTACGAGTGCATATACAAAGATATTATACATAGTCTAACTCTTTGTCATTTTTGCTTGAGCGATTAAAGATTCAAATACATCTTTAGTCATCTTCACTCTCATAAATGTGTGATATTGATCACCCATCTTAAAAGTAAACTTCTCGTCTTCGAGTTGACGACTGATTGCAGTTTTATCTACAATGTGCTCAACATAAGTTCGTGTAACCTTGCCATTGTCTTTGATATCTACTTTCGTAGATGCTTTTATATTACTGTGTATTCTTTCAGCAACGCCTTTGTATGCGAAAGATTTTGCTTGTGCTACAGCCGCCTGGTCATTCCAAGACACACCTTTACCACAAGAATATACATAGTCAGTACCAAACCAGAATAAGAAACCTCCTTCTGATCCAATCTGTTTACACTTTGCATACCATTTAGGTTCTGCATAAGTGTCTCTTTCGGAAACAGTAGTCATTGTACTACAAGCACCCAACATGGATACGAGAGCAATGCCTAATACTGCATTTTTTAATACGCCTTTCATCTACTTGCCTTCCTTAACAAAATAGTGTGTGAAAGCACCTTTGATATTATCAAAGATACCAACGATTTGCTTTTTGTTATTTGCCGTTTGATCTTTAGCCTGTTGCCAACTATCTTTTTGGAACTCAACAGTTTTGTTATATTCGTTAATAACAAACTGTGATACCTTGTTGTTAACTGCAAAGTCTTTTGCGTTCTCAACATCTTTGATAATTGGATTATCATTTGCCTGTGTTGCGGCGGCAGAAACAATCAATGTTGCTACAGCCAATGTTGCCAATGTTTTCATTTTAGTCTCCTTGTTAGCCTATTCATTATCTTAACAGTATATACAACTCTATATAAAAAGTCAACCACTATTTTGCCAATTTGTTTTTAGCCAAAATGTTCTTGATTTTATTAACTTTCATTTTAACAAGTTTGGTATATTCTGGGTTTGTACTCCACTCGGACAACAAATCAATTTGTTTATCCAAGTCTATCTTACCTGAGTCTAATTGTTTTGCACGTTCAACTCGATATTCTTCGTATGCATGATACTCGTTTACATTACGAATCATATCTTTGACGCTATCGCATTTGGTTTTGTACTTCTTTACACCAAACTCTGCGTCAGGTAATTCTAATGGTTTCATTTGTGGTGCTTTTGGATCCCACGTCCTGTAACCAAATAAGTTATTGCCTTCTACTGCAAATCTACTTTTGCCATAGCCAGTTTCCAAAACTGCCATTGCTATAATAATCATCTTAGGAACACGTTGTTCATGTTCAATAGTCATGTTTAAAAAGTCCACACAACGTCCTACGCCACTAATGAATTCAATATCGTTTGTGTATTCAATGCTTGGTTGTACAAAACCAAATGCTTTCCATTCATTTTGAAATGAAGCCTTGGCTTTTTGTATAATGTTATTCTCTACCCAAAAATTAGGAAAGAAAGTACCTGCTCCATAACTACCAAGTCCAATTCCTATCATTAATATTATTACGAGTACAGGTTTCCGTACTCTATTCCAAAAGTGTTTTACAGTCTTTCCCATTTAGTTCCTTCGCATTTGTGCATATTCGGTTGCGGCCTTTTGTCCGTTCTTGTCATCATCGTCTGCAAACACAGGCACAAGGTTTGACTTGTGCATCATAGCAATACCTACAAGTTTACGTTCACCTGTATAGTGCATTGGTTCTTTCTTCTTTGCAGGACCAAAACTGTCCTTAGATGATAATGATGGAATGTGTTCAGTTTCGCGAACCTGTGGTCCAGAATAATGCCACGGTGTACTCATAACTGTTTCTGTCTTACGTTTGTAACGACCGTGGATATAATCTATATAGTCATCAAGTGTCATTTGCATATGATGGCAATGTACCCTACGCATTTGTTTATTATGTTTCTTTAACTCCGAGGTCCACTTCTCTATTTGCTTTTTTGTAAATTTTGTTTTCTTCTTAGGCTTACGAGTATTAAGTGTTGTAAGTCCTCGTTCAAGATGCATCGTCATAAGTAATACCTCAAAGTTAAAATTGTATTATAAATGTAACATATATTTTGGTGTTTGTCAACGATTAATGAAGTAGAATTGGTTGATCGAAAAACGTCCTTTACCAATAACTGTGGATACTTCATGTTGCTCAAAACTTGGAAATAGAATAATAGTATTGTTATCCATGTGCGGAGTATATTCATACTCTGGGAACTTTAGTTCTCCGCCTGTAAATTCTTTGGGTACTTTCCAAAATGTAGTTACTGCACTAATTGTTGCATGATCGGCATGATGTGCATATGAACTACCATCTGGATAGTAATTTACCTGTGTTAAATCCTCATTAGCCATATCCAAATATTTCATAAAAGGATTTTCTTTTAGTTCATCTGTAATACTATAAATTAATCTGTTTGCTTGAAGTGTATGACTTTTGGTTCTGTCATCTTTGTAATACCAATCCAAACTTAATCCAAGCATTCCATTGCTTCGTGGATCACCTGTTGCTCTCTTGTCTGCAAGAACAGGACTTAATTCATTAAGTTCTTTCCAAATTAAACTTTCATCACGTGGCGAATAGTAATCATATATAATGGTATGATTAAAAGGCACGGTTAGATTTATTATTCTCATATTATTATTATACTTTCTTTAGTTAATAAAGTCAACCGGAATTGGCAGAGGACCAAGGAATTGAACCCTGTCTTGCTGGGTTGGAGCCAGCCGTGCTACCGTAACACTTGTCCCCTATATATTACTTTGTAAAACGTAAACTGTAACTTCTACCGTTATGTGTAAAACGGACGGTTGAGTGTGAATACACTTCAGCCTGTGATTCGTTATAACGTGTTTCTACAGTACAGAACCTTGCAGTTCCTGATTTGGCTTTACTATTGTTGTGTCCAATAATGCCTCCAAGTAGGGCTCCAACTGCTCCCCCATTCTCAACATTTTTGGTTACGTTATTACCAATGATGCCACCTACGATTGCACCAGTTAACATGTCTCCTGACTTGTCCCCTGATACTGGTCTGTCTGTGCATACTTGCACTTCATATGGTTGCTTGTTAATAACAGTTTTGTAATGGTCTTGCACTACTGCAATCTCAGCCTGTGCTGATGATACGGTAGCCATAAGAAAGGCTCCTGCTAAAATACCTGTTCTCATTTGATTGTCCTTCTCTGCCGACGGCTTTGTTAAGTGCAACTTTTCTGTTGCCAGGTAAGTTGCCAACCCCGTCACATAGTTAGACTATGCGGCAAGAGCAAAGTTTTCGTTTGCGTCTATAGTTTTGCTTGATTTACGGTCATCGCCTACCGGTAACTCCACAATGCCTAATCCGCCTGTCGATCCTACATCACCCCCTCAAAGCACACCGTGATGTGTTTTAAGTGATTGGTGGAGGTGCCGGGAATTGCACCCGGGTCCAGTTCGTTGTCGCCACGCTTCAACGTTACAATACTATTTAAACATCTTTAGGCTAAGATGTCAACCTCTTTTTTAACTTTTATTGCTTTTTTAGGCTGTTTAATTGGTTCTAACCAACTATCTGCTATGTAGGCTTGGGGACTTGGCCCAAGTAATGTTGTGATGTCTTCTGCTTCTATCCACCAGTAATGGTCAGATATTAAGCATTGGCAAGGCATACCTCTGAATTGGAATTGCTCGCCTTTTTCAAACTTTCCTATATACTCTTTTACTTTTACTATCAAGCCAACATTTTGTGGTCGTATGGAAAAAGTGATGTGGGCTACATCGCCTTGAGTACACTTCATAGGATTAGACTTTTTTAAGATTGCCGGCGACAGTTTTGCCCCTGAACTCTACTTCGTCGTATGTTAATGCCATACCTTCAACGATAGAGTCCTCAACTATGCCTGCTTTTTTGAATTCTGAAATATGGACAAATATGTCCTTGGTTGCACCACTTGGCGTAATGAAACCAAATCCTTTTACAGGATTATACCATTTTAAATTTCCGTTGTTCATTATATTATTAAGTACCCTCTAATTTATACTTATATTTAGTTATAGGAATCTATTTATCAAGAAAACAGTACAAAAAAGTACTGTTTCCTTGTATTAAGTTTATAGAAATTAAAGAGCGTTTTTCTTCTCTTGAATCTCAGCACGTCTTGACTTTGCAAGTTTACCCATGTTACCTAAGGCTTTTCTTGCTCTTGCCGCCGCCGCTTTGACATTCTTTGTATCGAATGACTCTGACTCTTTTAAATAGTTTTCATATTCAGCAATAATTTGCTCATGAATTGTTGACATATCTTTCTCCTGTAATGTGTTTATAAACGGTGCTCCAGAACTTTGCAAGTGGAATACCGTCTACGAATTCGTTCTTATTATATTCGTGTTCGATGATGATAGGGTTCAGTCCAAGTCGTTTACCGACCAATGCATTTTCTACCTTATCTTCTATCCACCAGGCCCCTGAACCTTCGTACTTTGCAAGTGCTTCATCTTTGTCAGCACCCGTAGGCAAAAAGGTAATGTCGGAAATAGTGCCTTTACCAAACACATCTTCGCAGTTCATTCTGCGTAGTGCTTGTGCAGGCCTGTCCGTGTGTAATGATGTGATAGCCTTAAATTCATAGCCTTTTTCTTTAAGTGCTTTCATAACCTCTACACTGTCTCTCAATGGTTCCAAGAAAGCGATCCAAGCACTTCTGTTGAAATACTCGATTAAGAACTTGCCTTGTTCTACACTTATCTCTTTACCATGTCGTTCTTGCATCCATTCAGTAACTTTGTATTTTGTATTGTCTACTTCAACAATATTTTCCAAAGCCATGAATTGTAAGAAACTGTTCTTCCAGTCTAAGACTGTACCGTCAATATCGATTAAAATTAATTTGTTGCTCATGATAATGTTTTAATCCCTGTGGTTACTTCAATATACTTCTTCTGTGTCTCCTTCTCACACTCTGCAATAACCATTACACTTGTTCTTGGTAGTGTAATATCTGCAAGTGGATTAGCAGTCATCATAAAGGAACCTAACACAAGACCTTTTGGACCTTGCATCAGTGTTAACGGCTTATGCAATTTGTAAACATCATCTCCAATAGATTCAATACGAGCAACTATCTCTTCTCCTGATACGAGTTTAATAGATACAGTATCTCCTTTTTTGTATGGTGTTTCAATTAGCATTATTGTTTAATTCCTTCCATTCCGGTTTCTTCAACATATGAAGCCAAAGCCTCATAGCCTCCTATATACTTACCGTTAAGGATAATTTGCGGTACCGATCTTGGCTGTGGCATACCATTTACTTCAAATTCTTCAAGTAATTGCTCACGGGTTAAGTCTGTTCCGACTTCTTTTACTGTGTATTCAATATTCAAATTATCTAATAGTGCCTTTGCTTTAACACACGAAGGGCAAGATGGTTTTGAATAAACGACTGTTGGTTGTTTGCTCATTGTACTTCCTTTGCTTTTGGTTATAGAGTAAATCCTTTGAACGTATCTTTTTCTACGTCTTGTTTAATTCCACCAATTAGATAACTCTCGACTTCTGTTTCTTGTGGTGCGACTTGTAATCCTGCACTTGACAACCAATGTTGTGTCCAAGGTAAAGGATTAGTGTTAAGTGGACGATCGTAAATTGTTTTAAGACCAAGTGCTTTCAATCTCTTGTTAGCAATAAACTCTACATAGGCATGTAGTAAGTTCTCGTTCAAACCAATAATTGATCCGTCTTTGAACAAATAGTCTGCCCAACGTTTTTCTTCGTCAACACAATCTCTCCACATCTGATAAACATCTTCTTCACATTCTTTTGCAATCTTAACAAAGTCCTTGTCGTCATCACCTTTCGCCCAATGCTTTAGAATGTGCGTTGAAAGGTTAAGGTGTGTTGCTTCATCTCTTGCAATTAATGAAATGATCTTTGCAGACCCTTCCATAAGTTTAAGTTCACCAAATGCAAACGTACATGCAAATGAAACATAAAAACGTAAACCTTCTAAGATGTTTACAGTCATCATTGCTTTGTACAGTTGTTTCTTAACTTCGTATAAATCGCCTTTACCTCTTTCAAAGTAATCAGTAGCGATATTATAAAACTTATCGTATTCTTTTGTAACACTTTCAGCACGTTCGATAATTTTCTCATCATCTAAGATTGTATCAAACACTTCTGCTGGATCAGGATAGACGTTCTTAACAATATGTGTATATGAACGACTATGGATAGTTTCAAAGAAGTCCCATGCTACAACACAACTTTCTAATTCAGGTACAGAAACATATGGCAAGAAAGCAAGACATGGTCCTCTTCCTTGTACACTATCAAGTAACGTTTGATATTTCAAGTTACTTGTAAAGATATGTTTTTGCTCTGGACGAAACTGTGCATAGTCCGCCCTATCCTTCTGAAGGGAAACCTCCTCAGGTCTCCAAAAATAACTTAACATTGTCTGATTAAGTTTATCAAATTCTGGGTATTTGAATACGTCATACCTCTGAGTATTCTGATCCTCACCAAAGAACATGTGTTGCTTTGTGAAATCTACTTTGTTCTTATTGAACACTGTTTTCTTTGACATTTGCTTTATGCACCTCTCTCTATGTACTTGTATATGTTACTATCTTTATTTAAGTTTGTCAAGTATTAAATTGCACAAGAGTCGCAATATTCTTCGTATTCTTCATCAGAACCGTTAAATTGGTCTCTTGGAACTTCTACATTGACAAGTGGAGTACTTATCTCTTCTTTCGGTTCTTCTACTTCATCAGCACCTTTAAAGTCATAAGTATTCTGATAATAACTTGTCTTCCAACCGTACTTGTATGTGTTCAATAAGTCCTTAAACATTATGCTCATAGGTACTTCATTGTTTTCGAAGTGTGTTGGATTATATGACCAGTTACCACTAATGGCTTGATCGAAAAACTTCTGCATTACTGCTACTATATTGATATAACCATCATTGCTTGGCATATCCCAAAGTAGTGTGTAGTAATTCTTTAATGTAGTATATTGTGGAACAATCTGCTTAAGAGGCCCTTTCTTACTTTTCTTAACGGACAAGTATCCTCGAGGTGGCTCAATACCGTTTGTGGCATTCGACACAATGGAACTGCTTTCCGATGGCATCTGTGCGGACAAAGTTGAGTGCCGTAGGCCGGACTCAGCGATAAGTGATCTAAGATTTTCCCAATCATACTTTAGTTTAATGTTACATACTTCATCAAGTTCTTTTTTGTAATGGTCAATTGGTAAAAAGCCATCAGCATATTTTGTTCTATCAAAGTAATCACATTTACCTTTCTCTTGTGCAAGTTTGTTAGAAGCCTTTAACAAGTAGTATTGAAATGCTTCTGACAGTTCGTGTACTTTTGTTAATGCTTTCTTGTCGTTGTATTTAACTCCTTCGCGAGCCAAGTAGTGTGCAAGTCCAATATAACCTACGCCTAACGAACGTCTTGCTTTTGTAGATACTTCTGCCGCTTTCACAGGATATCTTTGGTAATCAATAATTTCATCTAATGCTCTAACGGCAAGTTCACATAGTTCTTCTAAGTCATCTAACTCTTTAAGTACACCTACGTTAATTGCAGAAAGGATACACAATGCAATCTCACCTTGCTCATCATCAATGTGCTTCAATGGTTTAGTTGGCAATGTAATCTCTTGACACAAGTTACTCATGTACACTGTGTCTTTGAATGAACTGTGTGTATTAGCATGGTCAACGTTCATAAGATAGATACGTCCTGTTTCAGCACGTTCTTTTAACATTGAACTAAACAGTTCCATTGCTGGAATAGTTTTCTTTTTAACCTTAGGATCCTTTTCTGCTAACTTATAAAGTCTTTCAAACTCTTGTTGGTCGCTATAGAATGCTTCGTATAGTCCTGGCACATCGTGTGGTGAGAAAAGACTTATTTCGCTACCAGCCAAAAACCTTTCATACATTAATTTATTAAGTTGAATTGAATAATCTAACTTACGTACTCTGTTGTCCTCTGTACCTTTGTTATTTTTTAGTACAAGGATGTCTTCAATCTCTTTGTGCCACAATGGAAAATGGACAGTAGCACTACCGCCACGTACACCATTCTGTGTACAACAACGTACAGTACTTTCAAACTTTTTAAGGAAAGGAATAACACCTGTGTGTGCTACTTCTCCTCCTCTGATCTTTGAGTTGATGGCTCTAATTCTTCCACTATTAATTCCGATGCCTGCTCTTTGGGCCGTGTAACGTCCAATAGCCATGTCACTACTAAAAATGGAATCGAGGCTATCATCACTATCAACAAGAACACAAGAAGCAAACTGGCGAACAGGAGTTCGAACGCCTGCCATAACAGGGGTCGGTATGTTGATTTTAAAAAGCGAGGTCGCGTCATAGTATCTCCTTACGTAGTACATTCTTTCCGCTTTAGGATAATTTGCAAACAAAGTTGCGGCAATCATCATATACATGTGCTGAGGAGTTTCAAACAGTTGTCCACTGCTTCTATCTTGACACAGGTACTTGTCAACAATTTGTCTTAGTCCTGCATACGTAAAGTTCTCATCACGGTTACGTTTAATGTATTTGTCTAATGTTAATATTTCTTCTTCTGAGTAATATGCTAAGATGTCTGGATCGTAAACACCACGGTCGATGTTTGTCTTAATCATTTGCATAAGAGGAGCATTGTCGAATTCGCCGTAGACATCTTTGTATGTTGCGTACAATAATAAACGTGACGCCACATATTGATAGTTAGGATTTTCTAAACTAATCAAATCATTTGCAGACTTGATCATAATTTCTTGAATTTCGTCTGACGACATACCATCGTAAAACTGAATGTGTGAACTCATTTCTACTTGCGATGAACTAACGCCTGTTAATCCTTCACATGCAAATTCTACTACCTTGTGGATCTTGTTTACATCTAATGGCTCGCTGGAACCATCACGCTTTTTTATGTTAATATTTGACATTCGACTTCCTCTTCTTTCTTACATTATGCAAAAAAATATTTAGTGAAGAGCTGGCATTGGATATACCTTTTGTGGTACCCAACTTCCTGGCGCTTCGTTGTGTTGTATTATGCTTTTGCCCATAGGTTGTATAAAAGTTTGTCCTATAGATAAGAGCATAAAGGTTTCCTGTTTTTCAACTTCCGTAATAATATGTATCTCAAAACGGTTCTTGGAAAACCGTTCTGTTAATTGTAAAGTATAACATATTCCTAAAATAATGCAAGTCTCTGTGTAACCATTTTCCTGAATAAGTTCCCATGGACCACGCCAAGTTCGGTTATCCCATATGTTAATACTCTTGTTATGTACTACCGGAGCATGTGAGTAGGCTTCTACAACATCACGTAACGGATCTTTCGATGCTTCGAGTGTGTCTCGGAGTGCCTTCCATTTGATTAATCTATCCTCATATACTTCTGAAAACATTATGTTACTATTTAATTTTTAATTGATACTTTGTATGTAAAGTCGGCATTTTCACTAACCACGGTGTTCTTCATTCTAATTGCTAACGTGTCGTTAACAGTATCAGAATTGATATCAAATAGTTGTGCTTTTAACTCTAACTTGTCTGCAATTCCTGCATCTCCGTTATAGTCATATGTGTCACTGTATGTTACTGAGTCATTGCTTTTGTTAACAATAACTTCTAATATACCTTGACGCATAGCATCTACTTGGTTACTCTTATATTGGTATTCAATAATGTATGTACGAGTATAGTCACCTGGTAGTCTAAAGATAGTTTCAAATGAGTTCTGTTGAATTGTTTGTATCTTATTACTAAAACTATATCCTGAATGGATTGGTCCTTGTACTTCTGAAATGTAAGGTGTAGTTTGGAAAGCAGTATCTAACATAAGATCGTTTGTTCTGCTAAACCAATCGCCACAAGTCTTGTTGCCTTCCTGTACACTATTGATAATAGTGTAAGCCGCCGCAGTACTTGTACCGCCGTTGTTACCTACATTTAAAAATTTGTTATTTGAACTTACATTGTATCTGCCTGTTTGGAAAATGATTGCGTTTCTATCAATGTTACTAAATGTAGAACTTTCAAACAAGTTTCTTTGTGGTCCTGTTGATTGTCCTTGAGCACCTACGATTGTGTTCTCTCCAAACCATACTCCGTATGATAAAAGATCAAACAAACAATTTGTAAATGTATTTTCGTATACATCGTCATCACTCTTAACACCGTGAGCAAAGCCATCAATCTTAACATCATCAAACAAGTTATTGAAACAACCAACAACTGTACTTAGGTTGTCCATGCTAACTCCAATACTTGCCGCAACAATACCTATGCCTGATGTCCACGGTCCTTTTATCTGTAAGTTCTTAAACACACTGTTCTTACAACTTACAAGTTCAATACCTGTGAAACTTCCTAAGTTGTGTTGTAGTGTCATGCCTTCTAATGTAATGTCTTGTGCTTGTGTAAGTGATGTACTTGTACTGTCATCAGCATAGTTGCCTGGGGTACTGTTACTGTTCACTGTAGTAAAGATAGGATAGTTGCCTGTCTGTATAATAAATGTTTTGTTTCTACCTGCACCTTTGATAGTTGCGTGTGGAGGTATCTTAATTGAGTTTGAAATGTTATATGTACCTGCTTCTAAAACAAGTGTAACTCTACTTTGTGTTGTACCTTTTGAAGCAGTGTTAATAAACAACTGATCAATAGCACGTTGTAGTGTTGAAGTTTGATCTGAACCATCACCTATTCCACCGAAAGACTTAATGCTAACGATGTCATCTAATCTGCTTTGAAGTGTTCTTTTAATTGGTCCACTAACTGTTGCACCAGTTTGGATTGTGCCATCTTGATAAGTGTATTGATCTGCAAGTGTAAAAAGGTTATCGTTTTCAGTTAATACTTTTGTATTACCTACTGCCGGTGATCCTTCACTAACACTGCCGTTACCAATGTATAGTTCTTGTGAGTCTACTGCCCAGCCAAGTTCACCACCTGCAAGTTGAGGTATTCCTGAACCACTGTTTTTGCGTCCTCTACGTATTTGAATTCTTGATATTTGAACTACAGCCACTTACTAACTCCTAAATTGTTATTAGTATTTATCGACTTCAAGCGAACTTATCGTAGTACATATACACACGATCCCACCACTTTTGCTCCCACTCTGCAAAGTTTTCTGGTAATAAATCGAACTGTTGATACTGTAAGTCGCGACTGCACATGAATACGTGGCCTTCCTTAATATCTGTACCGTATATTTCGTTATGTGCTAAGGCATAGGCTACAAGTTGCAAATAGTAATCCTCTACCCATTCTGCTTTCTTAGGTTTGTTAGTTTGTTTAAAGTCCATAATAGCAGGCTGTCCTTTGTATTGTCCTACAAGGTCTGTAGTTCCTGCATAGATCTTAGGATGAAACAAGTTAATCTCTGATCCCCATACTTCATCTACATGCGTCATTGCTTCTTCTTTAATTACTGTTGCCATTTTATGTGCCTGTTGGGCATATGGATTACTGCCTGGCTGTGGCCATTCTGCAAGTTCAATATAGTCTTCAAGGTACTTGTGCATACGTGTACCAACACCAGCCGCTTCAGTAACAATCTCTTTGGCCTTTTGTTCTCCTACACGTTTCTTCCATGCAATCAATCCTGACTTGTCTTTTGTTTTATCTAAGATTGTAGTAACACTTGCGACAGCATTACCATCTGGACAAGCATACAAACGTTTACCGTCAACAGACTGTTTTTTGATTTCGCTATACTGATAGCGTTCTGTAATTAATGACAAAATTATTTCCTCTTATATTCGATATCGTAAACGACAGTACGTCTAATACTGTCGGTAGGATACACACCGTGCCACACTTTACCTTCAAGGCATACTATGCCTCCTTGTACACTTGGAAAGTGTTGTGGGTGTTGGTATCCATTGGGTTCTGGCATTATTGAAAAAAGCATACCGTTAAACTTATTCTTTGTATTATGATATATTGGAACATCATCTAAGTGTATAACGGCACTAAAAGTATTCTTATCCATATCTCCTTGATGTACATGAAGTCCTTGGTATCCACCTTTTTGATAGTAGATGATCCAAGATTCAATACATTTGAATTCGGTTATATTTTTAAATGCAAGTTGCTGTTCAAGCCATAGAAAGAATCTATCTTGTATTCTTTGGTAGTCTTGATTATCTTTTGGAATATAGATCTGCTCGCCATCTACAGTTGTAGTGCCGGTGCTTTCGTCATCTGCAATAATTTTATCAAATAATACTTCAAACTCTCTATATTGAGGATAGAGAGAATGCCAAGTCCATTGATCTGCAACTTCTTTATAATTTTCCATTACTTACCTTTAGTCGTAGCGTACATTATATAGTACTTACGTTATAAAGTCAAGTGTTTTTTTATAAGTGGATTATTGCATTGCATTGGCAGTAGCACTTTGAGCCATTTGGTCAACTGTGTCATCGCCTTGTGCAGGTTGTTGTGGTTCTTCGCCACCTTTGAGTGTTATGCCTTCAGGATCAAAACTTGCAACAAGTTCTTGTACTATTGGATCCTGGTCGTAAACTGCTTTGAAAGTCTCTTGGTCATGTTGCTCACCGCCCATGTTATCCATGTAACCGTTAAGTTCGTCCCAAGAGACTTTTTCAGTTTTGTTTTTTACAAGTAAATTTAAGATTTTCGTTAGATTGGGTGAAGCAGACTCAATTACTTTTTTTTTGAGTCAGCACCTCCAAGTATAGTACCAAGTCTACGTGAACGCTCTATGCTTTCTCTTGCTGGTCTACCTGCGTCTTCTTCGCCACCTGTTGCTGGCTCTGCCGCGGCAAACTCATCACCACCTTCTTCTGCTGGTGCTTCTGCTTCTGCTTCTGCGTCTACTGTTGGTTCCATTTCTGGATCTTCTTCTGCTGGTGCTTCGTCGCCCATTGTTTCTGGTGCACCCTCGCCTGTCAGTACGGCTACGCCGCCTGTTAATGCGTCACGTGTTGTTTCAAGTGTTGTGAATAATTGTTCTAATGCTGGCTTAACTGTTCCTATGAATGATTCAGATTGTTCACTGCCCATTTCATCTCTAATCTTGTCGCCTATTTCAAGCATTGATTCTGTTTGCATTTCTGCTGTGTCTTCCATCCAGCCTGTAACTCTGTCAACCATGTCCTTTGCGGCCATAACAAGTGTTGCTTCTTCTTCAGCGCCTTCTGTGATTGCTTTGTCTGCTTCTACATCGCCTTCTACAATATGTGCTCTTTCATCAATTGCCTGGTTAATAACTTTAAGGAACATACTTTTCTTTTGGTAATCTTCGTTACCTACTGCATCAAATGATTCGTTAGTTTCGATATCATGTAATGCTGTACGCAATTTGTTTCTTGCGTCCATTAATTGATCAGTTGAAAACTTATCTACGTCTACTGTTTGTCCGAATCTTTTATCAAGGCTTTCGTTCAAGCTCTTTGCTGTGATCGGTTTATTAAAATGGCTTATTCTCATTGCTTGTTCCTTTTAACTATATTTATTTATCAAAAAGATAGTTCTCAATTTGATCCCTGATACGCATACATTCGTCCATTGCTATCTCAAACCGCATTTGCGCCGAATCTGCACGTATTTCGTCCTTACTATGCTCTACAGTATACTTATAAAATATAGCATCGTTATAGTATTTACTCAATTTAGACTCTAAACGCTTAATATCAGATACAGAATGGTGTAACCCATGTGCTGTGCAATGTGCGATTGCAAGTGCAGTAGTCTTAGACGGGGTAAAGATTACATGGGATTTGTCTACAAGATTGAATACATGATACCCTTTACCGTTTCTACGCATGACAACATTCTTTATGCGTATGCTATTACCCTTTTTATATGGTACGGGATACTCTGCCAGTTCGGCATCCATTATCTCGTTTAAGAGTTTAGTTATATTAGGGTTTGTATGTTTCATTTGCCATAACCAGTATTCTACCGTTTTTAACTACTTTACTTACTAAAGCCTTTCTGATAAGAGATTCAATCACGAATTGCTCTCTTTCAGTGTAAGCATGAATAGGAGTAACATCTCCTTTAGACATTTGGTTCAATACTTCTGATTCCTCATTGCTTAATGCTATTGTAAAAGTCTGTAAAAGTTCGTTAATTTTCATTGGTTATCCAGTTGTCATTTGCTTGATAATTGGATCCAAATCTTTTTTAACATGAACTGTTTTTATTGGTTCGCCTGGTTTGGCTTTTGGATTTTTCAGTGTTACTTCATTGCCCTTAACACTGTCTATTTCAAAGTCTTGTTGTTTTCCTTGTGCATCTGGCATCGGAAGAGTACTTCCGGGTTTTAATACTGCCTGTGCCATCTTGTTAGCAACCATACCTTGTGCTTTATTCACTGCCTTTGTTGCAAGTTTCTGTGCGGCGCCTTTAGCACCTTTCGCGGCCATCTGTCCCATCTTCTGCCCTACTCTGCCAATGCCTTTTGCACCTGCCTTCGCAACTGCTCCTGCACCTTTAGCCGCCATCTTACCTGCGGCCGCGGCACCTTTCATTGCTAACTTGCCTGCCGCTCCTGCGACTGCACCTAACATTGCTGGGACTGCCTCGTCAATCTGTTCTGGAGTGTAATGAGGATACTTGTTTGCAAGAATTTCTCTTGCACGTTCTTCAGTAAGTTGAATCTCGTTGTATCTCATTATCTTGATCTCTTTCTACTTCTTGTTTTAGGTCTAATGTTTTTCAGGTTACGTCTGCCTGACCTGTTAATCCTTGCCAAGCGTTGTGACTGACCTCCTGCTCTTTTTCTACGTGCCGTTGCAATCTTCATCGCACTACCACGTCTTGCCTTTGCTCTCTTTATGTTAATCGAACTTTGTACCCTTTTAGGTTTGTTACAAGTTTCTGGCTTTGCAACAATACGTCCTTTACGTGAGCCTGTTGTACATCTGTATTTACGCACAATCTTACCACCACGTCGGCCTGCAATTTGTAACGCTCCTTCTGTAATTATCTCACTAACAATCATTACTTTCTCTTCTTAATTGCTATACGTTTGTTAGGCACTTTAAACCCTGCTCCAGATCTGTTCATAGTTCTTACTCTGATACTTGCTGGATTAGTACGTTTAGTTCTTCTTGCCTTACGTGCCATTCTTGCACCAAGTCTGGCTCTTGTTTTCTTCATGCGTATCTTTGCTTTGATATTCGGTGCGGCAAAGCACTGTCCTATCTTAGATACAATACGCCCTTTGCGATGTCCTGTGGTACAACGATACTTACGGACTACTTTCTTACCTGAACGAGCCCATATCTGTTTTTCTACAAGAGGTGCGATAATATCTTCTATTAACATAACACTTGTATTTAGTGTCTTAAGGATTAGTTGAAGTTGATAAGGATAACGATTATTGTAGAAAGGAGCCCTGCTACAATAGTTCCGGAAGCACCAACGATTACTTTGATCATAGACTTATTGCCGTTTTGTATGTCCGAATGGATATGTTCTACCTTTTCTTCGATCTTACCTAAACGACCTTCTAAGGATTTATATCTCTGTTCGCACAAGTCTACGTGTGCTTCTAAATTTTCTTTTTCTAAACTTGTGGCTCTTGCCATCTGTTCTCTCCATTGCGTGTTTATCGTGCAAGGGGCCTATTATGTACCTAATTGAGATGTAATGTTTGCCTAAATTATAATAATATTTATACTGATTTTACTCTGCATTCTCTGGTAAGATAAAGATGATATTACACTTCTTCTTACTCTTTGTTCTAAATGCTTTGTTATCAGTATTTATCGATTCTGTTAGGTTCGCTACCACAGGTACTAAATCAAAATCATCTTTAAGTGTATTAAGATCTGTTCCTGCAACTGCTGTTTCAACATCAAACTCAAAATCCCAAACTTTATGTTTACCCGTAAAGTCTGTACCAAAAACCCCAGTTACGTCTTGTTCAGAACATAATGGACTTACTTCGTAGTAAGGATTGAAACGCATACTCAAACAGTTAAAGAAACTCATGAAGTTGGCTTGTTGATTGATTAACTGTTTATCAGCCTCGTTGTGTTTATACTTACGAGTCTCCGTAATATCTATTAGGGTTCTGATCGTGACTTTCATAGTATTACTTATAGTCATAAAAAAAGGGCCCAGTAAAAACTGAGCCCTTTTAAACTTCGTATTAGTTAAAAACTAATTACGCAGGGTTTTGGTCAAAGTCTGCAAGTAAACTTGAAGTTACTCCAGTTGAACCAGTTCCAAAGTCAGCCGCCGCAGTAAATGCGCCAGTTCCTTGAAGTGCAACTTGTACTGCATCAGTAGTTCCACTTGTGAACACACCTGATTCAGTTAAAACAGATACACCAGCGATTGTGTGTGCATCGTTAGTTCCAGCAACATCACCTGCCGCAAGATATGTTAACGCCGCATCTAATTCTGCTTGTGTCATGTTAGTTTTTGCAAGGTTGATGATTCTTGTTTTTCCACCTAAACCATTTCCTGCTTTAGCGATTCCGCCGTTTCCTTGTGCTATTCCAGCCATTTTTTTTCTCCTATGTTAAAATAAAGAAATACTTCTTCTCTTAAATGACATCTTCATTACTCTATGAAGTTGTTACTATTATTTAGTCTTTTTTGGAAGTTTGGCTCTGTAATGCACGTCTTTCCAGTGCTTTTAGCATGGAAATGAATGCAGGACCGCCTTTTACTATATTATCTATAGTTTTAATGGCAGGCATGTATGCTCTAACCATTTGTGGAGGAATAGGTTTACCTTGAACGGCCATCTCAATAAATTTCTTGGCAAGCATTAAATTCTTTGTGCCAAGTAAGAATCTATAGAAGCCTAAGTCTTTTATGTCAACACTTACATCTGGTATTGATACAGTTGGCTCTGGATCTCTAACCTTAGCAGATTCAAGATCTCTAACTGCCGCCAGTGCTTCTAAGTGTTCAATGATGTCACTGCTTCTTAGTTTTGCTCTACAAGCATACAACAAACGTGTAACAATTTTCTTTTTGTCGCCTGTTGATAATCTATTGAAGTTGAATAAACTTCTACGTATTGCTTTGTAGTCTGTGTTTACAATATTCAAAGCACTTTCAATACCTAAGAATACTGTTTGGTCATTTAAAGAAGTTACCCTGCCTGTTGACATAGCCATCAAATATCTATTGAATGCCATTGCAGGCAATGTAGTTCTTCTACGAATAGCCATTGCCGCTTTGGGATCTTTAAGTTTGTTTAATGCTTCTTCATCACCTTGTACAAAGTATGCAAAGTTATATAAATCTGTTGCATACATTCTAAAGTGTTTGTAACTATCTCTGTCTGTTGTTCTCTTAGCATAACCGTGAGCAACTGGAGCAAACTGAGGATACCTTCTTAATAACTCAAGGACGAGCATAGTAAGGTATAGTCGCTCACAACAATCTGTGTAACTTAATACACGTTGATTGCCGCTATCGCGAGTCATTCTCGCTTCGTGCAGTTCTGTTAAGAAATCCATCATCTTATGTGTAGTTACTTCTCTCTGGTGCGTCCCCTTGACCTTTAACATACTTCTCAAGGAATGCTCTAATCATATCGTCTTTGCTACCTGCTTTTAAAAGCATACCAAGTGTTTCACTATTCTGTACGTCTTTTGTAAACTCACGTTTGATTGCAGGTTTAACTTTATCAGTAGTTAACAACATTTTAATTGTTGCCGCTTGTTCTGGACTACATGGCATTTCTTTACCATCATCAGTCTTACAAGTTTTTACTGGGTTTGGATTACCTCTTGAGTCAAGTACTTTGCCTACTTGGATAATCATTGGTGTGTTTTTGAATTCAGCATCCATGCCTGCATCATCATCGTCTGCTATATCAGGACCGCCAAGTCCTAAGTCTCTCATGTCGTCATCGATTTCGTGCATTTTCACGTCATCTAACATTTCTTTTAGTTTCATTGTTTGCTCCTATTATCTTTGTACCGATCTATTGGCTTGAGTAAACCCGCCCTTGCCTCGGTTGACAAGTTTCATATCACCCTTGGAACCAGTTACAACATAACCTTCACCACCCGGTTGTCCGTTAATGGTTGCTTTTACATCTGCATCTTGGTTGTTCAATTGATCAATGATGTTATTTTTTACATTCATGATGCCGTTTACGGTATCCCATATAGCACTGAATGTACTTACGTTCTCACTAATGTACTCTTGTATCTTTCTTTGTTTGTTTGCACTAACCTTAGAAGATCCTATCCATTTAATAAAGTCACGGCCTAAGTTTTCTAAGCCGGAGTCTACTTTCTGGTTTACATAAGTGTACAATATGTTCGGGAAGTCAGTAACTTGCATCTGTTTAAGTTTTGCTTTGTCAAGGAAACTGTCAATAGCACTACTGTTTCTTGAGATGATGTTCTCTAACTTCCCTATTGAACTTTCATCAACCTTTACGGTTTCTGAAACTGTTACTGGAGGAATCACAAGTAAATCTGTACCCTCCATAATGTCAAAGTCGTTGAATGGTTGTTCGTTACCATCTTCGTCAATGACTCGGTGAACTACTACCCCTATCTTACTTTTATTAATCTCTTTACCTAAATCACTATCTGTCTTAACTGTGTATTGTACAATGTTAGGTTTGAAGTGATACATGTTTTGTTCTTGTTGTGGCTCATGGAAGTATAGCATGTCTCCTTTAAAGTAACCTTTAAAGTTTTTAGGTGTAGCCTTTTCCATAATAGGCCAAGCCTTTGCCATGTTGGCTCCTAATGCTTTAAAACCTTTAGGATCATTCTTTGCTCCGGGTCTGGCCAAGAACATTTTGTTAACTGCTTCTGGACTCTTTGCTTTTCCATCATATCCTTTTGCGACAAAGCCTCCTTTGTCTGTGAGTATAAACTCTCCATTTTCATCGCGGCCAAAAATGACTGCGGGAGATCCATCCCATTTGATTTGTACATTGTCTGTCTTCTCCGCCATTGCTCTAATTTTTTGTAATGCTCTCTTTGCACCTGCACTACCATTAAAGAAAATTAAATCTTCTATGTGTTGGATACGTGCATCTAAACTTTCTAACATTCTTGTACGGTTCTTGTCTTTGTTAAAAAAGTCTTTACCTTTAACTTGGTCTATTGGCTTAATGCTTCGGTCAGTAGTTTGTGGTCTCCATACTTTATCTGTTGCATCATATTGATATGAAAGTCTGTTCTCTGGGTGAATAAACTGTGCACCATTTGTATAATCATCTACGCCTCTAATAGGATCACTAACTAATTTAGGATCACGTTTCTTAGGCTGTGCTTTTTGTTGTTGTGGTTTTGCATCTCCACCGTCTTGTTTCTTTTGAAACTTTTGATCTGGTCTGTCTTTTTTAGTTTGTGCCAAGTCACCGTCTACTGGCTCTGCTCCTGGTTCAGAGTAAGCACCTTTGGCGGCTCCTTTGATTTCACTACCTGCATCTTTAACTGCACCAATCAGGCCAAGCACACTTGCATCTTTCTTACCTGATCCAACTGCGGCCAAGTTTCTTCCTGTGTTAAAGTTTTTCTTAGCGGCACCGGCTACTTTCTTAATACCTTTTGTAATCCCCATATCATTAGGATCAAACTGTGCAGGCTTTTTGTAACCGCCCTGTGTATCAGGTGCTTCTTTTTTTATTTCACTAAACTTCATTTAACTTATCCAATGTGTTTCTAAACCATTCACGTCCTTCATACTGAACTGCTTCTGGTAGTTTTAATCCGTCCTTCTCAAAATACTTAACAGCGTCTGCCGTCATTGCATCATAGTTAGGATCACTTTTAATTTTGTTAACAATAGAGTCAACACTATCTAAGTCTGCACCTTTGGCATTGTCGCCTAAAAGATACTGTGCAATCTCGTCTGGGTCTTTTGAAACTGTTTTATTATTAATTCTATCAACAAGTCCTGTTTGACTGTTAAACTTGTAACCATGAAACTTTGCAATGCTTGAAATTAATATTGCTCTGTGTACACCTTTGTACTTTGTATCGTCACCGTAACCTTTTAGTGCGAACTTCATAAAGTCTGGCTCACCAAACATTAAATCTAACTGTACAAATCCGTTGCCTTCTTTACCATTGATGGGTGCTTTGAAGTGTACGTTGATACCTGACTTGGCTACCCACTGTCTTGGTTCATCGTCTGGGTGATTCTTTTGTACCCACTGCATAAGTTTTGTTTCAACTTCTGACTTATCGTACTTGTCTTTGTCTACTGCAACATCTAAGTCACCACTTGAACTTTTAATTCCTGTTGAACCTAACTTCATGTTAACATGGTCCATACCAGTGATTGACTCAATCCACTTTAATGTTGGGTCTACGTCTGCTTGTTGAATGCGTTGAGTAGTAGGCTTACCATCTTGGTCTTTGAATACGTTACCACCTTCATTAAGAATCATTTTTTCTACTTTCCTGTACTTTTTGGATACCACGTCTAAATTTCTTAGTATCGCCAGTTCTAATTGAGTTTAGGAATCTACGTTCAATGTCTAATGCTTCTTCTTCTGAGTACTGTTCGTTAATACGTGAAAGCAAGTTTACTGCACTTTCTATAATATTAGTACCTGTAGTAGCGATTAGCGAATCATTATCACGATCTCTATGTAGATTGTTTAATTCTTCTAAGATTGATCTTGTGCGTTTTTTCATAGTGTTCAGTTTCCTTACTACTATTTATGGCAATTACAAATAAATATTACTGCAAAAAGGTTTATAAACTAAGAGGGAGTATAATATGGGAACTTTTAATAACAAAATCATGGCAGAGTTCAACCCGCCACGTAAATGGGTACTGGGTCGTGATTTGTCATATGATTGTCCAGAGTTAACAGAATTAGAACTTAAAGCATTAAAAGGCGTGGGTGTTAAACTCAAAGGTTCAAAAATAACTGTTCCTACTGGATTTGTTACTGATTTAGCATCAGTACCAAGAGCAATGTGGTGGCTAATAGCACCGTTTGATGTAGCACGTAGCGCCATCATACATGATTTACTGTACAAAACAATTAGACAATACAGACACAAGATGCAAGACAAACAAGACGAAGCACTTGTTAAGTCAGCAAAGAAAGCCTCTGATATGGTTTTCTGGTATGGCATGGTAGATGCTGAACCTTCAGTACCTAAGTGGAAAATGTATTCTGCTTGGAAGGCTGTTGATTTATTTGGTAATGGATCAATAGTACCTACAGAAGATAATATCTAAAGATCAATAAAATAGGGTGCTTGTTGAAGGCACCCTATTTTTATGAATTACAGTCCTATACCGTTAGGAACAATAACATAGTGTATCGTTAACACTACTCCCACAGAAGCACCCAAGCCAATCATCATCTTAATGAAGTCTTTAGTTACAAGTGGAAATACTGTCTTGAACTTTTCCTTGCCTGTCATAGTTGCCATAGCAAGTTCACGTCCACATAGTAGTCCAACAAACACCCATGTTGTTGACATAGGTATATCGTTTATTTCTTTGAAGAACAATAGTATTAAAAAGTATACTGCATCAATTATTGTAGCACTACGAACATATCTTGTGTTGTGCTTTTCAATAACAATATTTTGTATCTTACCTCCGCCTTCACGGAACATGTATCCTAATCCAAATACAAATATAAGACTTACTAATACCATAAGGTCCCAAGGTATCTGTCTTGGTAGGAACACGGCAATGTTTGCCATGTCATGACTGAGCCAAGTAAACCACAGGAAGCCTGTTGTTACCCATTGTGCTACACGCCATGCTTTCTTATGTTCTTCTTTGACAGGCTTTGCTTCATCAAGTAGTTTAGTAACTCCTATCCAAATAATATATGCCGCGACTGCCGCCACTGCATAACCCATCATACTCTTTACGAGCATCTTCTCTAATACAAATGTACTTGCAAAGGCACTTAAAACTAAAAATGACGTACTCACCGGTACGCCAATTCTTGTTAGTATTAAAAGTAATGCTGGTGCCATTGCGTGATACCATTGTATTTCTTGGAATGGTATTTTGTTTAGTCGTCCATAACTAATGTCTCCACCATTCACTGTCCAACCGTACCACAATGTATAAAGGAGAACTGCACTTGCACACCCCCACATAATTTTCCAATTGAATCTCTCATTATTCGAAGCAATCCATGTACCGAGAGTCTGTACGGAATCATTTGCTATTACGGAATAAGCGGCAAAGGCGAAACCTATTGCCATCCATAGGGTGAGTGCGTCCATTCTTATTTCTCCTATCTGCTTGATGCTTTTACCACATCGCTCACAAGTTAAAAAAGATCGGGCTCGACGATGCCCGACGATTATTCATTTATAAAATACGAATTACTTTATAAACAGTTTTATTTATAGCACAGGTTTTAATAAAAGTCAAGAGTGAAGATTAAACTTTTGTTACAATTGGAAAGAAAGGGTGCAACTTGTGATTGCACCCCCAGCGAGGATTAAGATAAAGAGTTCGCTATTTCTCTTTCTGCTTCGGTTGCAAAGTTTTTGTCCCAGTTGTCTAAATGCTTTTTCATAAAGCGATTAAACACAGGAGGTATCAATGCTAACGCAAAGAGTGTAAAGTAACCTACACCTGTGTTAGGTGCGCCTACTTCGTCAAGTTCCCAGAAGTGTGTTTCACCTCTGTCATGATGATCAGCCTGGCGACCAATCTCAATGAAGAACCAACTTGTGAATAATGTAGAATTATCCCATGAGTGTCTATAATCTATTGGCTCGCTTTTAACACGACATAGACCATAGTGTTCAAGATAGTTAAGTGCTTCTAACTCGAAGTTTGATATTACCCAAACTGCGGCAAGACATGCAACACCTAACCAACCACCTGCAAAGAAAAACAATGCAAGGCTTGGTACACTCATCATGTATCCTCTTATCCATCTGTTGCCAAATGATATAAAAGGTTTACCCAAACGTTTTAGTCTACCCTTCTCCATTTCAAACAGGAACTTAGATTGTCCTAAGTGTGATTTGATATAGTGTGAATAGATATCACGTCCACGAGGTGCAGTTGCAGGATCGTCTTCACTTGCTAATTCCAAGTGATGATTGTACACATGAGCATAACAGAAATGTGCTGAACCTGATAGTCCCATCATCCAACGGCTTATTATAAAAGCAACGCCTTTGGTGTGCGATAGTTCATGCCCATAGATTATACCTATGCCTGCAAATATACCTGTTGATAACACAGCACCTAATAGTTCTGCACCTGCCATACCGTGAAAGATTTGGTAAGCAAGAACTACCTGTAGTGCTACGAACACTGGCAACATCATATACATAACCATATTCTGTAGCCATGGGATGCCTAAGGTCTCACCGTTCTCATCAACTGCTCCACGTGTCTGGACGTTGATAAGGGTGTCAAGTATAATGCCTACTCCCAATAAGCCTACACCTGTCCATACCCATGCTCCACCTGCCATCACTCCTGCGAGTGTAGCCAATATCAGCAATGGTGCTATGAAGTACCTTATGTTTACGAAAAGTTTTTTCATTGCGTTCTCCCGGGTTGCCCCTGATAGTTAATCACAATGTTTTACTATATTAGCACAACGACTAAAAAAGTCAAGTGCATATTAATACTTATACTACCAAAAGGAAAAATAGGTTCTTATAAGAACATGCTAATATTAGTGTCAACTTATACTTGACACACTGTTGCGAAAATAGCATAACAGCCTTTACAAAAAAAACACTGAAATCACGTCAAGATAGGGCAGGAATTCTGTACTACTTTTATAAATACAGGTGAAGTAGAAAAGATGCAATGTTTTTTCTAAATCACACACAGACACTGGGAAGAGACCAGGGCAAGTTCACTTTGCCTTACCAAGCGAATGACGGTGGAAAAGACCACTGACACCCTGAAAAGACAGGGGGTATTGCTTTCCTTAAGCATCCATACATTAGGAGAAAAAAATGACACACTTTAATATAAGTGGTCTGATGTCTTGGATGAAACGCGGTATGACAGATAGTCACCGCAATCAACTTTTGACTTGGGCCAAAACAGAATACGGCAACGATTGGGAATATGCTTACCAATTTATGCTGAAGAACGAAGGACAAGCACCAACCCACGCACAACTCCACGGACCAAGAATACGTTTCTCAGGTTCAAAGGAGGTGGCTTAAATGCTATCATCGATACTTAAATCACTTAAAAAATTATTTTGGAATAAACGAGATTGGCAAGAAGATTATCTCGGTAAGTCTACTGATCACGCTGACTTGGAACGCAGGATCAGGCAATTGGATAGGGGCGAGGTCCAGGTCGGACCATTTGGACCTGTTCGCAAATATTATAACTGATACTAACACATACACACTAAGGAGAATATAAAATGTTATTATGGGAAAGAACAAAGAACTTGTTTGCACAGGCAGGCTTAGCCAGAGCGGCGGCTGAACTGTCAAGACAAGGTTATCATGATTCAGCAAAGACACTGATGATTGAAAGATCAAAACTATCTGCTCACAGACTTGAAGCAATTAAAAGACTTGAGAAAAAGAAAAAACGTATGTCAAACTACGAGCCAGGCGATCATTACATGCGTGGTAAGACTGTAGCGACTTGGAAGGGTAAGGCACATGCTTAAAAACTTTGTTGAAGTAGCAGTACCTTTAACAGTTATATTCGGAGTACTTGTAGGGTACTTCGCAATAGTAGCGGCGTTCTGGGGAGGAATGATATAATGTGGCCTTACACCGAAGACGAACAAGACTGGGTATCAGGAAGATAATTTAAAAACGTAGAGGAGACACCTACCAAGACGACTCCTCTACAACTTCTCATTGTTGAGTATTCTTTATATTACTTTCTATTGTAAATTGAATATAAAACCCACACCGCAACTAAACCAACTAATCCTTGTGCAGAAAAGCCTGCAACAATGTTTTGGATATTGCTGATTATGTTGATGTTTGGCCAGAACGGAATGTTCTGTCCGTTGAACAAGACTTCTAACACGATGCCTAACGAAAGCAAACTTATTCCTGCTTCTGTTAATGCTCCGGCCCAAGCCTTTACTTTATTTAAGATTTCCATTTTGGATCTCCTTTTCAGTTAAACTAACCAATCACGTTTGTCGGTCAGCAATTTATTTAGAGTCGTACAAACAAAAGAAAAACACTCTTAATTGCGATATGATCCGTAATTAACGATTCTTAATTAACTTTTTTAGTTAACTTGTTACATAAAAGCCAGATTATTACAATTTTATATAACGTACAATAAATACTATACACACAAACACACAGGAGAATAATCAATTATGAGTACAGTAGAAACCAAATACGGCGAAACGATTTTGAAACAGACGCAAGAGATTGCTGACATGTTCAAACAAGCAATGCCAAAAGTCAACACAAATAAAAACGGTTACGAGATTCGCACAGAAGTTTTGAAACTCGCAAGTGTATCAGTCTGGAAAGACTATTACGCAAAGTGGGATCAATACAGTACTTCAATCACAAGAGAAGGTGATGAAGTTGTTACGAAAGTAACATTGCCAGACGTGCCTGGCACCAAAGAAGTCCTGGAGGCGGCTGATAAATTTTATGCCTTCATTAATAACACAAAGTAAATAATGATACAAAACGATATGCAAAACAGGACATAGTCCATACAAATAACATTAAAAGCCTTACATTGCCATAAACAGTGTAAGGCTTTTTTATTGGCCATAAGTATATGCATGTTCGAAGTTATAGATAATTTTCTACCACAGAAGTATCAAGACGAGATTGAAGCAGTTATGTTACGCAACGATTTCCCTTGGTTCTATCAACCAAATATCACAACAGGTAAACCTAAGATTCAGGACGAACGTTTCCAATACAGTCATGGGTTTACTCATCAGTTCTATCATCAGGAGTATGGACCACAAAGCAATTACTTTGGTATGGTGCAGAACTTTATACAGTTTGTAAATGTAAACTATGACACACAAGGTTACTATAGACTCAAAGCAAACCTAACAGTTCCTGTTAATGGTTGGACAAAGGATACTGTACAAGAACCGCATATTGATATGCCCATACCACACTTGGTATGCTTGTATTATGTAAACGACAGTGATGGAGATACATTCTTCTTTGACCAAACATTTGACGAGAAAGCAGAGCCAGATGAGTTTACAGTTTACAAACGTGTTGCTCCTAAGAAAGGCACTGCGGTTGTGTTTGATGGATTACGCTATCATGGAAGTAACAATCCTATAGAAAATCAATCACGCATAATTCTAAATGCAGGAATGATCATATGATAGAAGTAATAGATAATTTTATTCCACAACACTATCAAGATAACATTGAAGAAGTGTTGAGTGCTGTAAACTTTCCGTGGCACTATAGACCGAGCATCAACAACGGTAAGCCTAAGATACATGATGAACGTTTTAAATACGCACATGGATTTGTACACAACTTTTTCAATGACGAAGAAGGACCAACAAGCACATTTTATTCTACAGTCAGTACACTAAGATACTTTGCTGAGAAGCATGGCTTTGATAACAACGGCTACCACAGACTGAAAGCAAACTTAAATGTACAAATACCTGGTTGGCAAGATGGACAGTGCCAAGAACCTCATACTGATATGCCCAGTGATCATATGGTACTCATCTATTATGTTAATGATACTGACGGCGACACTTTTATATTCGATCGTAAGTTTGATCCTATGGATCCCAATCCTGGTCAGTTCGATCTTAAACAAAGAGTAGCACCTAAGAAAGGCAGAGCCTTGCTATTCGATGGCAACTACTATCACGCAGGAAGTTATCCTATCCAAAATAGACATAGGATAATGCTCAACGCAAACCTTATTACTGCGTAGCCATTATCTACGCACATAAATACTGCACATGATAGACCTCGAACCATTTAAAAAACTGATTAACGATCTTGAAGCCTCAGGCAAGTATAGAGTGTTTAACGACATACTGCGTGAGCGTGGTGAATTTCCTAATGCCATTTGGTATGGGAAGTATGCTATTAAAAATATTGTTAACTGGTGTTCAAATGATTATCTTGGAATGGGACAGAACAAAGTTGTTATTGATGCCATGCATACCGCTCTTGATCAAACCGGAGCAGGTTCGGGTGGGACTCGTAACATCGCTGGGACCTCTCACTATCATGTAGCACTTGAACATGAGTTGGCCAAATTGCATAGCAAAGAGTCAGCGTTAATGTTCACGTCAGCCTATGTAGCAAATGAATGGACTCTTGTTTCACTTAAACGTATCATTCCCGACATTGTGTTTCTATCTGATAGTAAGAATCATGCAAGCCTTATACAAGGGATTCGACACAGTGGTGCAGAAAAACACATTTTTCCGCACAATGATCTTGAAGCATTAGAACAACTACTGCGAGACGTCAAAGGCACACCTTGCATTGTCTTCGAGTCTGTGTATAGCATGGATGGATACGTCAGTAAACTTCCAGAAATTTGTGCGTTGGCTGAGAAATATAATGCTGTTACCTATCTTGACGAAGTTCATGCTGTAGGCCTGTACGGTGAAACCGGAGCCGGCTACGCAGATCAGGTTGGTTGTCTAAACAAGATAGATATACTTAACGGCACACTCGGTAAAGCCTTTGGCGTTCAAGGCGGATACATTACAGGGAATAGTACTGTCATAGACGCTATCCGTTCTATCGCCTCAGGCTTTATCTTTACAACTTCAACAAGTCCTATTGTTTGTGCAGGAGCATTAGCAAGTGTCAAATATGTACAGGACCATAATGAATTAAGAATTCAACATCAGGGTCAAGCAAACAAATTGAAACAGATGTTAAAGGATGTAGATATTCCTATTTTAGAAAATGAAACACACATTGTACCAGTGATGGTAGGAGAAGCAAAACTCTGTAAGAAGATGAGCGACATGTTGTTAGATGACTATAACATTTACTGTCAGCCTATCAACTATCCAACAGTTGAAGTAGGAACAGAACGTTTACGTTTTGCACCTACACCTTTACACACCGATGCAATGTTACATGATTTAGTAGAAGCACTTAGAAAGGTCTTTAAACGATGCCTGGTACAGACGTAATACTTGCTGACAAGTTCCCTATTGTAGCATACCAAGAGCCTTACAAACTCGTTGAGGAAAAAGTAGTTTTTACAAACAGAGAAGATGTGCAACAACAACTTCCAGATATTTGCAGTCGTGCTTTAGCCAGAGCATGGATTGACACAGAATTCTATGAGCAGTTAGAACAAGACGTTTTAGGTACTTTTAGATCTCAGGGAGTAATACTTCCTGACAACATGACTATACAGTTTGATCACTCAGGGAAGAACAGACCAAAACTTATAGTCTATGAACAATCAGAACATAATAGTAAGTTCAAGGTTAGAGTGTGTGCGTTGACTCTTACTATGATGGCACAAAGGTAGTATAATATGTTTAAGAACTTTAATATTAAGAAAGCGTTTTGGTTCACGCTCGGTTGTATCTTATTAGGGGTAGCGTTTGTAGGAGTCTACTTACCTGGCTTACCTTGGAGTACACCAGCAGTTGGTGCGGCTTATTGTTTCGCGAAGTCAAGCGATAGAATGCACAACTGGATTATGAATCACAAATTGTTTGGCCCGTTTCTACGTGGCTGGAGCGAGAAAAGAGTATTCCCAACAAAGGGAAAGTATTTGATGATTGTTACAATGGCATCAAGTTTAATTATTATGTGGTTTACTACAGGTAATATAAAAGCAATAGCATGGACAGGTGGCTTTATGGTACTTGTTGCTATTTGGGCATGGAGATATCCAGGTTCACATGAAGAACATCAAGCAAGAAAAGATGCAGGCAAAAGAATTGCTTGGTTAAAATAGAAAGGTGTTATGACAAAGATGAGAACGTTCACGTTTTATGACGGGGACAAAGTGGAAACTAAAGAAGCAATAAGTTTTAAAAAAGCAGTTAAGTCTTACCAAGGAGGTACAGAAAGCAAGAGTGTGAAAGTAGAATGGGAAGCCAAGAAGGGTGGAATATACGAAGTCATACAAGCATTACCGATTGGTAGAAAGATAAGACAAGCGGCAATAACAGAAGCAAAAAGAAAAGCCGCCAAAGCAAAGATGAGTAGATAATGGAACGAGGAGAGTTTGAAGGAATGGACGGACTACAGGTGCTATGGCATCTGTTAACAACTGAGCCTTTCTTCTGGTTTATATTATCAATAGGATTTGTTGCAATAGGAGTCAGCATATGGATAGACAGATGGGAAGATCAAGAGAACATTGTACACTATGACGATTCACACCACAGCAATCGATAACATAATCGTATTTGATAATTTCTTTGACACGGAAGTGTTTGAAGATATACTATCAAAGAGTGAATATGTTCCTTGGAAGTATTGTGAAGTTGTAAGCGAAAGCGAGGGAAACCCTGTTGAAAGGTTTATGACTTGGAATATTTACGAAGAGGGACATGTTCATTTCGATCCTATGCAACTCATGGACATAGTCGATGAGCAATGCAGAAAACAAATACAAAAGAAAAAGCCTGAAGCAGTTATACATGACATGAAACGTCTACGCTTCAATGGCACAATGCAAGGCAAAGGCTACACCATGTGGCCACATGCCGACATACACGATCAACAAGAAACTGTATGGACTATTGTTGTTTACCTTAAAGGAGATGGAGGTACAACATTCTACAAAGAAAAGAACGGTGACTTATTAACAACCGTTGACTTCAAACCTAACAGAGCAGTAATGTTTCCAAGCATGTATTGGCACAGAGCCGAATCGCCCCGTAAGAACTATTTTCGTACCAGTTTGGGAATAGTATATATGATAGACTAATAGTCTATTAGAACACGTTTAGTTACGCCTGGCATTTCGCCTTCACGTGGCATAATCTGTTTGTCTTTTGTTTGCTTCTCTTGTGGATCAACCCAAGGACCAAAGTTACTTCCGCTTAGGAAGAAACAAATGTTCTCTGCTTCACCAAAAGATACAATGTAACTCCACGTACCTGTTGTAACGTTAACTGTGATTGTACCTTTGCCTGACAACACTTGACCTTGTGGAGTTCTAAACATAACGTCCATAGAAGCAAATGGTGTTTCGGCATACTTGGCTACAATGTCTGGCATCAACAATTCTGCTGGGCCACAGTCAACCATGATAGGAAGTCTACTAATCATTTGTTCAGGAATCATAGGACCTTCTAAACCTTTAGGTGGTGTCACCTCAGGTTCAATGGTACTGCTGTCATCTCTCTCAATAGCAAACGATAATGAACTAAACATAGTTGCACTTGCTGTCATTCCTAAGAACAACAACAATGTCATAAGGATTTGTTTTGACTTGTTTAACATACTAATATTTACCTTAATTACAGGTAACTTTCAACCTGTTCCGAACTAACTTTCTTAATACAGTCCATCCAACCCGCTTTTCCTTCCTTAGTAAAGAACATATGAGGATCGGGTGTGCTAATTTGCAACCAACTGCCGTAGTGTATTTCCATTGCAAGTTGTCTTGGGTGCCATGTACTTACACCAGACATCATTTTATAATCCTTTGGACAGTTACCCATTAGCAACTTCTCTATCATTAGTTTGTCGCTACTAACTGCAAGGTTGTGTGCTACTTGATGTGTGTTTGTGCTTTGCCACTCATTAGAGTGTAACAACACAAGGCTTTCTTGTCCTACTGGACCACCTGTGTATAGTTTTTGTTGATTGTCTATTAATGAATGTTCGTGTTGAAACTTTGTTAAACGACATGCATCTGCTATAGTTAACTTAGACGGCTTGTTAAGAACAAGTCCAAATATGGTTTCGTCCTTTTCCTCGTATATGAATACAACACTTTGTCTGAACATTTTATCACTGTCGAGTGCCGGTGTTGCTACGAGAATCTTACCGCGGTATAGTTGATGTGTCATATGTTAGGACCAATCAGGAAGTGGCCCACCATACTTCTTTCCCTTGATCTTCTTGCCGCCCACAGTCTTACGTGTGTCGCCAACCTTGTGACTTTTCTTACCCTCACGTCTTCTGTAACCTTGGCTCTTGCAAGAAGATAAAGCAGACGCACCAAGTGATGAATTAGAGCGTGAACTCTTACATAACTTGGCACTTGCTTTTGCTTCTTCTAAAGCATCAATGGAAATATCTTTTAATAACATACTATCTATATTTATCCGCCGTTGACTCATACTCGTCTTCATTCGATGACTCAAGTATTCTAAATGTTAACGCCTTTCGTGGTCCTCTTGTTGTGTTAATAGATACATCTCCGCTTTTGGGAAAGTATTCTATCTTGGTAATCTTTGCGATGTCGTCATGTTTGCCGACTGCAATCTCTTGTCCTACTGCTAAATTTAATTGTAATTGTCTGAGGTTTGCCATTGGATATCTCCTTTGTGACACATTCTGTGATGCTGAGTAGCATACAAATATTTATGTAAGGCCCCGCTGTACAATGTACAAACTTATCGATTATGCAGGATTAGGAATAAACTCTGGGTTGTGAATATAGCATACCGTCTTTTTAGGCACGTATGTTACGAGTAACACCTTATCTTTGTCCGGGTGATTGTGTACATGACCTTTAAAAGCACTCTCATGTGGCTTGACCTGTATAGGATACTTGCCTGCCCACCCGTCAATGCCCTGTGATTCTTCCTTGGCTGTACTAAATCTATATGGTAGGTTGTAGTAGTCTGCAACAACTCTTACTGCTACTTCTTCTCCACCCATACCCATGTGAGTCTTATTGTACACCACTTCCTTTACATAGTCTATACACATGTCTTTGGTAATACCACCTACTTGCATTTTGCATACCATGTCATAGATCTTCACTCCGGCCGTCACTAACCCTTCACTGCCATGCTCACTATTATAATAGTCTGTCCACTCCGTCAGTGTTCCCTTAATACCTTCACTACGCATTTTTAACCATGTGTCTTTACAATGTCCTACGAATTGTGATCTGAAGGCCTGTGAATTTTGACCTGCAATGTTTAGAATTTGTGTAGAGTATTTTGGCCACTCTCGTCTTGTTGGAGTGATGATGTTCTTGTAATGTCGTCCAGTCAACTTAATCATGACTGTGGCTCCTGTCATTGTTTCCATTGTTCTTATAATAACACAGGAAACCAAAAAAGTCAACCATCTTTTTACAAAGGCCCCGCTGTAGCATATCATAAATATTTACATGAGATATCAACTATGCAAAGACGATATTGGCAACTTCCTAATTGTAGATTCCTACACAGATTTAATCATCTCCAAGGTCAAGAATGAACGAACGGCTATTTTGGTGACGCAAAAAATCAATAAAAACGATAACAAAGAAAGAAATTCTGCCAATTTCCATTGACAAATACATTTAATGATACTATATTAGTATTATGAATGGCAAGGAAAGACCAAACATATTCGTGGCAAGTCTCTTAGAGAGCGGAGTCAGAGGGTGTGCATATTATGGACTATTTAGATATAGTGATGATATGATGATACAGGTCATTGTTATTCTATTAGGCATTGCAGAAATAATAAAATTATATAAGGACTCACTATGTTCAAATCACTAAGGCATCTTTCACTATGGCTTTCACTAATAGTTCTCACTACAGGTTGCTCTGTCACTAAGAACAATGAATGGCTGATGGGGTCAATACAGGCAGATTCACTACAGGAACCATGCATCAAATGTAATGAGGATTGGATCTTTATTCAGAATGAACCTTTCGGGGCTCAATATCATTTCAAGCGAGAAGGTTATGTTCCTGGAACAGCCGGCACAGACTCGAGTTGGTCTAATACCGTCCGCTATTAATCTTTCAAAAAATTTTACCAAAATAATCATATTAGGGGTTGACTTTTGATTAGTCTGGCCATATACTATATAGATAATAAGGCAAACAGAGAGGCAAAAAAATATGACGGGCTATGTAATATATCGAACAGATACAACTGAGATCGTAAGTGAGAAAGATTATTCTTACACAGGTCAAATCCATAAAACAGAAGGTCATGCTAAGGCATCCTTAACACGAATCAAAAAGAAATTCGCAGAAGGTTTGAAAAGCAAAAGACCTTATGGCACATTCAAGTTTGAAGGCTTAGGCATTCATGAGAATGGTAAGACAGGTAGACAAGCCGAAGGTGAGTTGACTGGCGAAATGGTTGAGATGAAAATTATCAACACCGATACCTACTTTAATAATATAGAGGCTCAAGAAGAAGTCACTAACATGATGACAGGTAAGAAGTTCAAACAGAGTGTGAACACTCCAGGCTTCATGTCACCAAGTTCAGAAACATATTGGAGTATGTAATGGTAGAGATTTTTATTACATTGGCTGTGGCCAACATTATATTATCGGCGTTAGGACCTCTGTAATGGCAAAGTTCAAACAATCATATCTCAAACCAACATTGTTCAAACCTAAAGGACATCCATGGGAAGGTATTACATGGCCTGTCAAAGGTAGCAAGGGTAATGAATATGATGTGGACTTGACAGAAAAAGGATTCACTTGCACCTGCCCTGGATTCAGTTTCAGAGGCAGATGTAAGCATTCAGAACAAATCTTAAAACAAGTGGAAGGAGTAATGGCATGGGATTAGAAACACATTCAAAGGTAGAAATACACGAAAGATATCATAAGGAAGGTTTGACACCTCCTGCAATTTCGTGGACGAACGGAACGATGTATATCGACACCAACGATCAAAAAGACTTGGACATTATTAAAGATGTAATGTTGAACGAAGTTCTTTCACCTGGATATAAATTAGACTTCAATTGTTTGAAGGCAACAGAAACAGAGCCATGGGACCAATGGGCCATGGACATTTATAAGTAGGAGGCTATATGAAAAAGAAAAGAAATAAACTTGAAAGGAAACTTGACGAGTATAATCACACAATGGAATTGATTAGAACTATTGTACCGATTGCCGTTTTGGTTTTACAAGTCATAATCTTAATGAAGTTGATATAATATGGAAAATTATTTTATATTCATCTCTTATGTAATTGGAACAGCCTTTGGTTATTATTGGGGTAAAGGCAGTGGTAGGCTACAGGGCATCGCAGATTGCATTGAGAATCTTATTGACCAAGGATATTTGAAGTTTCGTGGAACCAAAAGAAATGCTGATATTATTAAGCATGATGAAGAATATTAGGATTTTGGTAAATTAATGGTTGACTTTTATATCAACAGGCCATATACTGTAAAGACAATAAGGCATATTAACAATTAAAAGTGAGGCAAAAAATATGAATAACAATTTGGTAACAAAGGCAAGCGAACTTATCTATCAAATGGATAACGATCAACTCAATCAAGTTATTGAGGCAATCAAACTTAAAAGAAATCACATTGCGACACAGGCTGTCAGATCATTTATGGTTGGCGACATTGTCGGATTCACGGGCAAGTTTGGTAAACAGGTTTCAGGTAAAATTAAAAAGATCAATAAGAAGTATATTATTATTGATTGTGGAACAGACGGACAATGGAGAGTTCCAGGTAATCACCTTACCAAATTGGGTATTGGAGAAGAGGCTTAATGGGTCCTTACTCTGAAGAAAAGCAATTTCAACGAGCAGAGTCTATCAAGGCTCTGCTTGATAACAATCCTCAATTGGATCCACTCTACAAGGCTATGTGGGAAAAGAAATTGAAGAACTTGGCATTGAACGAAAGCCATTACAATTTCAGAGTCAAAAAGATTTATCAAAAACTAAAGAAGGGACTATGGGTAAGGTAAAGAACAAGTCCGGCTGGGACTTCAAAGACCCTAACCGAAAGTCGAATAGAATGAAAAGTATTGAGATGCCAATGCAAAAGGTTATCGAGGCTCGTCATAAGAAGTATGACGAAGTCATAGCAAGAGGCGGAAGCCAAATGCAAGGATTGATTGCGGCATGGGAGATCGTTCCCACTATCAATAAACGTCAACCAACAAAAAGAAGGAGTAAGAAATGAGATTGCTATTAGGAATAGGTATTGGTGTTATCGCCACTTATCTTTATTTCAATCCAGGATCGCAGGACGAAGTGATTGGAACTATTAAAGATGGTATCAATTCAGGTGCGTCGATTGTGAAAGATCTCACTGACAAATAATTGGTTAACATTTAGGTTGACTTTTTATCTGTCTGACATTATAAACAAACTATGACAAATAATTTTTTATATGACGGCACAGACGATAAGACAAGAAGGGAAGAATTCCTTGCAAAGAAGATGAAGGAGTTTTTGAAAAACGGAGGTAAGATAGAAGTTCTTCCACCGTGTATGACTTCAGAAGAATACAATAACATGAAGAAGCCTAAAAGGAAAAAGGCTAAATCAAAATAGAGGGAGAAGTTAAATGCAATTCGCAGACCTAAAATTCGAGCCATTGTATGATGGCGTTCAGGCTATGGTTCCAATCGCAGATCATCAGTTGAGCATTGTAAAGCACAAGATGTCCTATGGTGGCAAGATGGGGCTTTATGAAATCGCTGTCTTTGGTCCTGATGGGGAACAAAAAGAATTGGATGGGATCACCCAACCAGGAGATACTGTGAAAGGCTTTCTGACACAGGACGACTTAATGACTACAATCGACACAATGAAAGGACTATTAAATGCCTAAATTATTTCACTTTGAGTTAGACTCTAACGAAATCTATGAAGTCGTTGCTATGAGCTTCAAAGACGCTTGTATCACCCTGGAAGAAGAATGTCCGGAAGTCAAGCCAAAGAATATCAAAAGCATTACGGAACACGAAAATCCTACTCCGGGTGTAGATACAATCCATTAAAAATAAATCAAAAAAAAGTCAACTTTCTGGTTGACTTTCTTTTCGTTTGAGTCTATAATAATAACATAATTAGAAATTAACTTAATGCTGGAGGGCAACATGGAAAACATTCAAACAACCGCAGAGTTCTTAGAAGAGAACAATACAGCC